TCTTATAAATATAAATTTAAAAAAGAATAATTAATGATTAAGTTTGCTTACTTAATCTTGTTTAAGTAACAATAGGCCTTTTCGCCTGTAACTAAAGAGACTAGTTGCTCTATAGTACAGTAGAAAGGCGTTTCGTTAATCATCATGTAAAAGCCGTTGCCAGCCTTAGAGATGTTTAAAGCGATTCCCATCTTGATTCTCCGTGATTTAATTCCATGAAATATAGGACATTAAATTGATAGGAGGCGAAATAGAGGTTCTTTAGGTCTCTAATAGGCTAAGCTTTGTTTTGTTATTATAAAAGCCCAGCCGAAATGGCTTGCCAAATCTTATCATTATTTCTAAGCTGGGCTCTTTGTTGTCTTTCCAGCTGTCTAACCTTTTCAGGCTTAGAGCTTAGGATTGATTACCTTGCTCAACGCCGGAGGCAGGAATCGAACCTACGACTCGGAAGTTCTTTGAAAGCTAGTACCAGCCCCTCCAGTTCTACCACTGAACTACTCCAGCATGTTGCCTTATTAATTAAAAGGCAAAATAAATTGTCTATTTCTTATCGTTATCAGTAAAAATCCTTGAATCAACTAACCTCTTGGCTTGTATTACTTCTTCATATTGTTTAGCAAAGTCATCTATTTTATCAAAGTAAATCTTTACTCTCTCGCCAGCCTTTCCGCACTCCATGCTATTCTTACGAGTGTCAGTAATAACTTCGTGGATGTATCTTACAATAGCCTCATGTGGTAAGACATTTTTTGGTATTGAGTTTAGTGCTTCTTGATATTCAGATCTTCTAAATTCATTATCACTTATCTTTTCTGCTGCCTCAAGTATCATTTTTCTGTTATTACTATTATTTATGTCTTTCTCTTCTGGCTTTATATCAGCGTCGCTGGGTATCTCTTCAGGTTTAGCTAAGCCAATATAATGTGTTATGTTCTTGTAGCCATTAGGGCGGGTAGCCATTATAACCTTAACCCACTGGTCTATTTGTTTCTTAAGAACATCTACAACTTCATTTTCGAATACGCCAATACTCATCTGTTCTCCGGAAGATATTATCTCGAAGCATGGGAATGTTCCAGTCTTATCATTTTTAGGTTTATTGCTAAAGCCTGTTATTTTTATTATTTTTTCCATTATTATCCCCCCTTTCATTATTTTCATAAACATAAGTATTACCATAAAGATAAGTATTACCATAAACACAAGTATTACCAAAAACACAAGCATTACCAAAAACACAAGCATCACCATAAACCCAAGCATTACCATAAACCCAAGCATCACCAAAAATCCAAGCATTACCAAAAACCCAAGCATCACCATAAACCCAAGCATTACCATAAACACAAGCATCACCATAAACCTTAGCATTACCAGAAACCCAAGCATTACCATAAACACAAGCATTACCATAAACCTTAGCATTACCAGAAACCTTAGCATCACCATGAACCTTAGCATTACCATGAACCCAAGCATCACCATAAACCTTAGCATTACCAGAAACCCAAGCATCACCATAAACCTTAACATCACCATAAACCTTAGCATTATCATGAACCTTAGTATTACCAGAAATCCAAGTATTACCATAAACACAAGCATTATCATAAACCCAAGCATTACCATAAACCTTAGCATTACCAGAAACCTTAGCATTACCAGAAACCCAAGCATCACCATAAACCTTAACATCACCAGAAATCCAAGCATCACCATAAACACAAGCATTACCATAAACCCAAGCATTACCATAAACCTTAGTATTACCAGAAACCTTAACATTACCAGAAACCCTTAAGTTCGATTTTTTTTCGATCCAGCCACCAATATCACCTTTATTAACGTCAGAAAATGATTTGGTTGCTTTTATTTGATAAAGTTTGATGCCAGCTATTATCTTTGTTTTTTTGGTTAATTTATATTTCATGTTAATTAAAAGAATTAATTGTTTATATATTGTTGTAAACACTTACGAGTGACGAACTTAATATTATTAATTTAAGACTTTGATTGTTGATATCTTACTAGTTAATATGTTTGAAATTGATTTCGTTCCCCATTGGAATGTTATATCTATTGTGTCGGACAAAGTCGTATCAATAGTCGTCAGTGTTGATGGTATGTTTAATCTTTCAATGGGACTACTGCCCGTCGTGGTCTCATACTCCCAGTTAATTACTGTTTGAATTTTACCGCTTGAGCCTATCGTCCTACACGTCATTATCATTTCACATTGCCATTCTTCCACAGATGATAAACCTTTGAGCGTTATCGCTCCAGAGTCTACTAATGGCGTACCCGATAATGTTCCTTTTATCCTAGCCGTTGGTGTTGAATTGTCCTCAATGTTGCCATATATTTTTATCTTTATCGTTTTCCCTAACGTCCAGAAGTCCGCTGGTATTGTTAATGTTCCGACTCCAGTCCCAAACATTGTTGTCGCTGTTGTTGTGTCCTCGATTACTTTGTCGGCTGTTTGTGTGAAGATGCAACCGTTTAAACTCTGCTCAATGCCTGCCACGAACGTTTGTAATGTTTTCTGTGTCGAGTCGTTCCAAAAATCTCCGTTGGTTGTTTGTCCAGTCATTGGGTATAAGCTTAAATTACCTGCCGATTTTATTGCCACTCGTGTTGCTGTGTTTGTTCCGTTGTTTGTAGCGAACTCGATATCTCTGGCATTATTACCCCTTGATTGAAACAATAAATCACCATCACCAAAACCACCAGCACCTCCAGAAGTGCCAGAAAATAAACCCTGAAAATTAGTAGTAGACCAGTCGTCTATTTTTCCTAAAGTAAGACCAACACCAGTATTATAACCATATAAAACATTACCACCAAACCTGACATCATCATTTTGGTTAAAAAACGACATAACTGGAGTACCTTCCCTAAAAAATCCTACATCAGATGCACCACCAGTTTTCCACTCTTCCCAAGTAAAAATTTTTCCGTCGGAAGTTGTGTACCTTATAAATTCGTCACCGATCGCAGAACTTGTCAATTTTATAGTATCAGAATTAACGGTTTGAAATGTTGCGTCGTTTGTTGTAGTGCTTAAAGACATGACTGTTCCTGACGACCCAACAAAGGTGTAACTTATTCCACTAACACCCTCACCATTAAACGTGAAGCTACCGTTATCTGTAATTTGTAGTAATGGGTCGCTACCTGCAAAATAACCGCTAGCATAAAAATCGTAAGCAACTGCTCCTGAGGTGTTCCTGAATACCATCGTTCCTGTCGAATTGCTTATTCTTGAATTAATACTGTCGTGATATATTTCCATATCAGCACCAGTTCCTAATTTTATTTTGTTGTTATCGTTTAACGTTAATTCGAAAACGTTAATAGTGTCGCCAGACTCTTTCGGACTTAGTATTGTACCTACCCTATTCCAGAATATGCTTGAGTCTATGTAAGCCTTATTAGCCAAGTCTTTATCATTTACTGGTGTTCCAGTAGTTCCCGCACTATGATCTCCGTCATGGTTTGGTATTACGAAGCCGTCAGATGTCGGTAGAATTGGGTTTTTAATATTTCTCCCAAGTTGTCTATCAACTAGAGTCTTACTGCTTGGGTGCCTACCCATCTAATCCAATTCTGTTCTTTTTAATAATATTAACAGCCTCTTTAGGTTCTAAAGATAATATTTCTCCAATATTTATAATTGGGTCGCTCGTTCTTATTTCTTCTTCTCCTCGTCCACCTGCCATGTTATGCCTCTGTTATTCCCCAACAAAACACTTTACCATCGAACGCTATAACACCATAAGAGCCGTTAGCTCCTCCAGTTACTCTTAACGCTGTCAATGCTGTATCTATTGTCGCCGCTGTTGCATTTGTAACTAGTGTTACTGCTACGTCTCCTGCTACCATTATACTAATACTCCTAATGTTTTTAGGTCTTCAATTAGTGTACAAAGTCCATCACCTATCACTGCAACTGCAGCGTTAGCATCAATAGAACGGTCAGTAGTCACGTTAGAAGTAGTCCATGCCCCTGTCGCTTGAGCGACATTGTCTACTGGTTCAAATGGCATTATTCATTATCCTTCGTTTTAATTTCTTTAACTGGTTCTGGTTTAACTTCTTCTTTTTTCTGTGGATATTTTCTTTCAAATATTTCTAGTGCGTTTTTTGCTTTGTGTATAATTAATTCTTTCCTCTTCGCTCCTTTCACATTAACAAAATCTCCCATAGTACACCATCCCCCTTCACCTTGGTGTTTAGCATCTCCTTCTGGATTATCATTTTTCTTAATCTTGTAATCAAAATCTCTTTCAGTAAATTCCCCAGAAGCGAGCCATTTTAGACGCGCGTGATGTTTCTTTAGATTATCTATTGTCATTATAATTGAGTGTTGGATATAAGTGCTATATATTCTGGCCTTACCAATAAGGTTATTCCATTCATTCCCATCCTGAACTTAAATCCTACTTGTTCCTCAACAATTTTATTTGTCTTTAGTCCCGAGAACTCCTTATATATTGCACCTCTCTGTAGGTTCCCTACCATAGCGAAGTCTGCTGTTATATTATCAGATATTATAACTTGCTTACTATCAAACATTAACAAAGGTTTGTTCTCTACTAGTTGGCTTGAGAATCCTGGGAAACTAGAACCCTTAGTAGTTACTAACCATACTTTCAAATTCTTATGATCCTTTGGACTTAAATAAATTTTCAATACTGGGTTCCTGTTTGTTCCTTCCCTAATTAATTGTTCAGCTTCAGCAACATCTTCATAAGGATTCTGTCCGCTTGTTGCGTCCCATGCCGCGTTAGACGTTACATCATTAATAAGCGATGGTGATTGACTCTCACTAACAACATCCCATATATCTTTGTCTCTATCAAATGCTAGAGCTTCTGTTAAATCTTCAGCTGTATTTAGACCCACCTGAACATCCGAATCAGTTTCGTCCTCCATATCAATCATTTCAGAATCTAACAAATATTTCTTACTAAAAGAGGTGTTCCTTGTCCAAGTTCTCTTTAGAACGAATGGTCTTGCTCCGTAAGCAATAGTCGAAATCTTTGCTGGTGATGTCATTGTTAACAATCCTGAAGTCTTCTGGTACCATCTAATTTCTCTAGAAGATGTACTCTCATTCTTAACTTCACCCTTAAATATACTTGCTTCCTCCAACATATCCTTACTAACTTTATCAATGTTAAGGCCTTTGATCTCTGCTTGTCCTGCACCGTCTACCATTATGCTAAGTTCACCGATCTTATGTTTAGTTCATAAACAAATCTTACTCCTGCTGCTGCAGTTTCAAAACATGTTCCCCAAAGTTGTTCACTATTAATATCTGCATTAACTAATCTATTAACTGCACTTGTTGAAGCGTCCAATTGTATAGCTTCTCCAAATGTAACACCTGCTACTCCTGCAGTACCTCTGAATATTCCACCTCTATAAATAGAAACCGAATCACTCGCCTCAGCAGCCGTTACCTCAGTATGTACGACACCAGCACCTATATCACCATCACCAGTTGGAACTGTTGCAACCATAACGTTAGTCATTCTCATAGCTGCTCCTTGCTCCATTGCTTCAGTCGTAGATTTAGTAAAATTAATAGGAATGTGCGTCTCCACCAAAAGTTCATGTTCATCTGCCATAGAGTTATTCGGTTAAACGAACTACTTAAACTTTGTTATTTTGGCAGCTTAATTTTACTCTTGCAAAATTTGAGAAATTCCTTCTGAACCTTTAAAGTTAGTTCCTTTTGTTTTATGTCTCTCTTGCATCCTTTTATGAATTTCTTGTGAACTTCTCTCGCTGACATCTTTAATTCTTTTTTAGAATTTTGAATAGAGCCTTTTAGTTGTTTGATATAAGCCTTGCCTTCTTCCGCTTGGTGCCACCAAAGAGCCTCTTCTTCACTATCAGCTATCAGTGTTCCTTTTCCTAAATCAATTACCAAACTCAGTTTTACCTTTAGCAAGTTCTTTGTTAATTCTCGTTCGATATTCTTTGTCGGTTTCATCTTTTTTCTCTGCAGTTTGTCCTGCTACTGTTCCACCGCCGACTGCTCTTCTTGCCGCCATTGCTTCTTCTCTGTCAAGGATTTTTTCTCTTCTTGTGTTTTCTCTCCCTTGCCTTTCAACAATCTGGTCTGCTCTGTCAAGTTCCGTAATTGCTTTTGACTGAACCCCGTTTCCAGTATCACCTGATTCACCGTTTTCCAATTTTTTATTATTGTCTTCCATCTTGATTCCCCCTTTCAGCTTCTTGTAATATGAAGTCTCTATTAAATTCAAATACTCGTTTTGTCTGTTTAGCATTCTCATTTATTACCTTTGAGAAAGGCCACAATACTGGGTTTATCATCGTTTGGAAATTTATAAAACTCACCGTCTCATCTATTACTGCTGTTGTTTCTGCTATTGCATTTGCTGCGTCTATTGGGTCTCCTCCAAATTTTACTCCTTGTGCTAGATCTCTAGTGAATATACTTGCTGTTCCTAAAACATTATCAGAAGCCAACCATGTCATCATTCCTGATGTGCTTGAGGCTGCTACTGCTGCTGCTATTGCTGCTTTAGAAATTCCTACAGTGAATGGTGCCGCTAGTGTTGCAGTCGTTAGAATCGTTGTCAATGCCACCTTAGCCTGTTCTGCCGAATCACCTCCAGCAATCTTAGCCCTAGACTCTCTTACTGCTGCCGCTCCAGCCTCAAAGCCTCCGCTTAACGTAGCCCCCGGTTGTGACAATGGTGCGCTTATTAGATCCAAAGCTCCAGCAACGCCTCCTTGTCCGCTCTCTTCCTCTTGCTGTTGTTTAATTATCTCTCTTTGTCCCTCACCTTCTCTTTGTTTATTAACAATCCTTCCCTCTCTTTCTTCTTCTCTATTAACAGTTTTTTTTATTCCTCCAGCTTTTCTCTCCTCTGGTGTTGTAGATTGTAATTCTCCCTTTGCATTTATTGATGCTTCTTGTCCAGCTCCACTCCTAGCGTTCGCCAATTCTAGTCTATCCTTAGTATTAAGGCCTCCTCTTGATTGTCCTTTTCTTTCTCTTTTAGCTTTCCTTGTTTCTTTCTTTTTTGTTTTGTGTGTCATTATATTATTGTGACCCCCATTTGTGCTAATACTATAAGCCCAACCCCTATAATCATTTTCTTTATATATTTTATCTCTATTTCTATTACCGTTAATCTCTCCTTTATCGTTGGTGCTTTCATTGTCCAATCCCCGCTGTAGTTTCCGAAGCGTCTATGTTTTGTGGTCCATCCTTTTTATTATCAGACAATAACTCATTTTCTAGTGATGCTGGAAATTCCAATTCAATAGTTAATCCTAGTTGTTTTCCTACTTGCTCTTCGATAAATAGCTGTAACTTTTCCACTGTTTGTTGCCATGCTAGATAAGATATTTTTTCACTAGCTTCCGTGAACCCTGTTCCTCCACCTACTATAAATTGTGGTACTCCTGCAGCCTTATAAATTGCAGCGTCTATATACTGAATCCATGCCATCTGATTTATTGTTGAGTTTGGAGCAACTGAGAATATTTCCGCTTCTGCTACATCCATGGGTTCGTATATGTCTAATCCCTTTACCTTAGCGTTATCTTGTTTCTTCTTATATGCTGCTATTTCTGCTGGGTCATCTGTTTTCATTTTGTGTTTTATTCTTGGTACAACAAAACTATGGTTTAGAATCACTTGGTCTTCTATCGCCTGTTGTTTAGCATCTATTAATTTCTTCAATGCTACTATTATTGAACGTCCGTGTATTTCGTCACCTCTTCTATTCCTTGATAAGTGGAACATGTCTGTTGCTTCTATTATCTTTTGTTTCTCCTCGCTTCCATTATCATATTCATAGAAATTTATTATTCCATCCCTTCCAGCCACTATAGTAACTCTTTCAGTATTTAATGGTTTCAAATTTATTAAATTTCTTTCATCGTCTCTTATTATCTGTGCATAAGAGTCTTCCCCTATTTCCATCATCGCAATCATATTCTCCAATATTGAGTTGAACGTATCTTTCCCATTTCCACTAATTGAATTTATTATAAATGTTGTAGTAGAATCAGCTTTCACTCCTTTCCCTGTTGTCCATTTTGCCTTAGCATCATATATCTCTCGAATCTCAGTCGTTCCAATATAGTACCCGTATTGTTCAGCAAATTTATGATTAAACCACCTCGTAACATCTTGTTCACCTGTCCCGTCTAGTGATATTGGTGTTACTTGGAACTTAGTAAGTTCTGTTTCTGCTACTCCTGTCTCCATACTGCCTATTAAATTTTCTGTCATATTCTTATCTCCGTTGGTAAAAATAATATTAATGATGGAAAAGTAGATATGTTTGCTTTTGGGTCTACAACAACTTTTCCTCCTGTAATCACTACTTTTGTGTTTAAATTTTCACCGTTTAAAATTTTTGTCTTTGTTAATGGAATTCTTAAAGTGAATGGGCTGTCCGCCGTTTTTGTTTTGCTTGCTATCGCTGAGCTTATTATTGTTTCTGTTATGCCTGTTACTGCATAAGCTATTGAATTTTGTAAAAATGCAGTAAATACACTAGCATTTCTATATAAATATATATCAATTTTATCAACCCTCTTTTTAGGATATTTATTCGTAAAAGTTTTGGTTACGTAGGTACCAGTATTATTAGATTGTTGGGAGTGCTCATCGGTCTGACCGTCTGAATAAGTGAACAACATTTTTGTAAAGGTAGTGTTCCCAGTGCCTCCGCCATCATTCTTTATCTCAACTGTTGCTTCGAAAACTCTTTGGTCTGACATTGTTAATGTTTGTACTATTGTTGGTGTTGTTGTACTGTTTGACTCCTCTGATGAATCCTGTTGTTCTATTGCTCCTTTTCCAATAGTTTCATAGAGTATTTTACTTATTGTTGCTGTTATTGTACAATTGCTTGAGAAATCTACGAAGCCTGATAGGTAGGCGTTTCCTTTTATTTTTTGTGATAAATTGAAAGTTGATGTTTCAAAGTCGTATGTTCCTGCGTCAACTAATCCATCTGTTGATGATGTATTTAAAAGATTCTCATCAATAACATAAAAACTAAAATCATTTTCCTCTATTTTCGAAGCATTAAAAGTTACATATCCTAGTCCTGTTGCTATATCTCTAAAATCAAAATTAGTTAAAATTCTTTCTCTTGTTCCTCTATATTTTTTTGGTATTGTCATACTATAATCTCCTGACCAAATGGCTGTGAGTGCATTTCTCTCAAACTTGCGTCGCTCATAGACTGGCCGCCTTCGAATACATCTCCTATTATACGCCCGAATTTTCCTACTCTGTTATTCCTATCAATCTTTACCATTACACTTTTGCCCAGTATCTGACCTTCTAACCATCTCTTGCTAGCTTCTCCTCCTTCACTTAATTCAGGCGCGTTTATTCTTGCTAGTCTTACAGATGTTAAGAAGTCTCTAAACTTTGTCCTTATTCTAACAGTATCCCCATCCGTTACCTTCTCTACTATCCCTTCAAAGTCCTCGAATATTTGTTTGTGAGGTGAGTCCCAATAGTATATAGCCGCTTGATTGTTAGTCAGTTCTGGGAATCTCTTAAAGTCAAATGCCATTATGCGTTGTTAATAAAAGTCTGATTCTCCTTCTCTTTTAAGAATGACATATTAAAATTTATTTTATTATTAAGGAAGTCCAGCATTGTTTCCGCTTCTGCTGTAGAACTGAAATTGCTCATATCGTCCATAATTACTACTGATGCACACATAGCCGCTCCCAAGTCTGATAGTATTCCTGCAACATCCACGTTTAATCCTGCAGTAAAAGCTTTGCTCCAATTGAACCTAGTCTTCGCGTTAATAGTAGCCTCTATATTTAACACATAAACATCTGTAGCTGTTACTGCTTTAGAAGTAGAATTAGCATTTTGTCCAGCGTATGCTTGTATTTCCGCATTACTTGTGAATATTCCAAAATCAGCCATTCCTTATTCCCATTCTTTTAATTTCTTTTGTTAAATTGTCAATTGCTATTGTTAGTATAAAATCTTTATCTTCTAGAAGTATTGTTTCCTTTTTCCCATCTATTATAATTTTATAATTTCTCATGTTTTTAACAGAACACCATAATATTTAAACTATCGTTTTTAGCTCCATATGCAGCCCTGACTAAACCTTCTGTAATATGTGCGTCATCTCCCCATATTATCTGCTTACCTGTCTTCTCATGAAACTCTGATAGTACAGAGGCCAAGCTCTTCTTCACGTCGTCATCGTCGAGTAAACCTATCTTCCCTCTTTGCATTAAGGTCTTAAATAAATTGTACATCTCTTCTTTATACACTGTCTTCTCACTCTCATCACTGTTGTAAACCCTCTTAGCATTGTTAATCTCTATTACCCTTCTCTTGTGTAATGGGTGTTCTCTTAGAATATCACATACAGCAATCCCCATTCCTCCACTATCAATTAACTCCTTCTTAAAATTCCATTCTTCGTTAAGGCTTATTATCCTTCTAGTTGATTCAGGGATAGTCTCCCCTATTGTTGTTATATTCTCAACCTGTTCCATCCTATTTCTATTAATCTTTTCTATAATCTCAAATGTAAATTTATCAATAAATCTCCCAACATCGCACCCTAAGAAATAGCGCCCCCTACTAGATTTGGGGCGTCTTTTCGTGGTGCAGCACGCCTTAATGAGCTCATCTGGAAAGAATCTTAGTGACTCATCTACGAACTCACCTAGATACATCTGTGCGTATTGTGCCTTCGTTAAATGATCTCGCCTATCCTGTAAGAAAGCCTCGTCTTTTCTTGGGCAGTCCTCAGACGATGTATGAAATGCAGTAAACTTATGGTTCTGGAAACACTCATAGTAGTATCCCTTCTTAATAAATGGTGTAGATAGTAGCCATATGTTGCCTCGCGTAATTGCTAATGCTGGTATAATAGAGTTCCAGACTTCTTCCGGGATGAATGCCGCTTCATCTGCAATTAGAAGGTCTATAGTGAACCCCATTATTCCGAAGCCAGTATCACCTGCAGGTAAACAATATATCTTCGCTCCATTCTTTAGATTAATTAAGTGTTTCGTGGGTCTCTCTTTTCCTTTCTTAATTGCCCCTCTATCGATTTGCCCCAGATTGAAGAGTATTTTACTAAACAAAAGCCCAGCCTGACGCTCTGTCTTAGAAATTACCATGATTAGCTTATTAGTGTTGTCTAGTGCAAATTGTGCCGCTTTGAGCCCGATAACCGTGCTCTTGCCTACCTGACGCCCTGATCTAAGACACATAGACCCCTTAGTCTTCATTACTTCTTTCTGCCATTCGTCTAGTCGTATTTCAATTCTCTTATATCAATCTCAATGCATTCAGCTAGTTCAGATTGCCCCTTTTTAGCATATATCTCAAATATCATCTTATCATCTAATTCTAAACCCCTAAATACTGAATCAATTAAGAATTTCAACCTATTGTCTAT